TATCATGTTCTCATCTCCTCAATTACTTATTCTCTCTTTTCTTCTCAATAATCTTTCTAATAAGATCAATTGGAATAACCATAAACGCTAGAATTACAACTACTACCCAATGTTTGAAATCTAAAGCTGTAACCTTAATAAGATTTTCTGCAAAATTGCAAAGAGCAAAAGTCATTACAAAAATTCCGATTGCAATGGCTGAGAACAGTTTGTTCTTCCCAATGCCATTGAATAAATTAATGTGTTCTGTACGAATATTAAATCCATTAAATACCGCCATAAAACATAACAATGCGAATCTCGCTGTCATAGCTTCTGTTTCAGATGCAAACATATTTGCGATAGGACTGAATGTAATAATTCCATAAAGTGCAATAAATGCTACTGTACTGATTGCAATACGTTTCTTTGCACCTCTGATGAATAAACCAGAACCTTTCTTAATAGGTTTCTCAGTCATATATTCATCCTTTGGAGGTTCGCCACCAAATGATAATGAATTAAGAGAGTCCATAATGATATTTACAATCAGAATCTGAACCGATGCAAGTAATGCACCTGTTGCAATCATTGGATAGATAACACTGAGAATCAGAAGTGAAATATTGATAGGTAACTGAAATTCAAGGAACATCATAATATTGTGCATAAATGTTCTTCCAAGTTCTACTGCCTTTACAACGCTTGCAAAGTTATCATCTGTTAATACAATGTCTGATGCTTCTTTTGCTACATCTGATCCACCTTGCATACCAAAACCAACATCAGCTCTCTTTAAAGCAGGACTATCATTTACACCATCACCTGTCATTGCAACTGACTTTCCAATCTCTTGTGCTAGTGTGACAAGTCTGAGTTTTGTGTTTGGTGAGCATCTTGAAATAACTCTCAATCGAGGAATTATACTCTTTACTTCATCATCTGACATCACTTCAAATTCATCATTTGTAAGTGCTAAATCTCCATCTTTGTAAATTCCACACTCTGTAGCAACTGCAACTGCTGTCTCAATACAATCGCCTGTAATTTCAATAACTTGAATACCAGCCTTATGTGCTGTTTTTACTGCACTCGGTACTTCATCTCTTACAGGATCTACAACACCAATGATTCCAAGGAACGTCATATTATTTGGTAATTCATTCTCTACTAAATCACCACTCGCCATTGTCACAGCAATACATCTCATTGCATTTCTTGTCATTGCGGTAATTTCAACATTAAGTGTTTTTCTATCATTATTCTCTACAATCTCACCATTTGAACTCATAATCTTTGTACAATGTTCAATAAGTTTTTCAGGTGCGCCCTTATAATATGTAATTCCATCTTTTGTAGTAAAAGCCGAATATTTGTTTCCACTATTAAATACCTGCTTTAACTTGACTGGATTGTTACTCTGAATATCAGCATATTTATTAGGTGTTACAAGTCCAAGAACTGCTCTATCAATTGAATTACCACCTGTAATATTATTCTCTGAATCAAATGTAGCACTATTATTCAAACAGATATTTGATTCAATGCTATCCCATAAAGTAGAATTTTTATCTACCTCATTACCAAATCCATCAATAATTCTCTTTGGTGTCATAATTCCAGTTGTAAGAGTACCTGTCTTATCAGTACAAATAATATCAACATATGCTAATTCTGGAATCTTGCCAGGATTTTTAGCAAGGATATTAAACTTTTCCATTGTCTTAACATTCTGCTTTGTAACAAGTTTTACAATAAGTGGTAATCCTTCAGGAACAGCAGCTACAATAATTGTTAATGCAACTGAGAAGTTCTGTGCGATTTTCTGAATAGTATTAAGAATACCACCACTGAAATATTCTCCAAATCCAACCTGTACAACTCCTGAAATTGTAAGCACCGCAAATGTAATAACTGCTGCGATTGTTCCCCACTTAGAAATGAAGTCGCTCAGATTATCAAGTGCAATATCAAGTGCTGTCTTTGGTGCTTCAAGTGTTTGCATTTTAACAAGTGTATCACCATTTACTGTATTCACACCTACATCAGTAACAATTATTTTTCCTTCGCCTGACATTACTGTTGTACCAGCAAATAAGCAATTCTGATTCGTATAAGCATCTGTTGAAGTAGTTTTCTTATGAACGTATCCTTCAATTGGTGTTTTCTTACACTCTTTTGTCTCTCCATTAATAGCTGCATTGTTTACAGAAATCTTACCTTCAATGAGATATCCATCTGCAAAAATTTCTTGTCCCATTCCTACACAAACAAGATCACCAACTACCAATTCATCCTTATTAATTGTTTGAACTTTGCCATCACGAATTACGTCACAATACCTGACTGATGTTTTAGCTCTCAACTCTGCCGCTGATTTTTGAACACCAAGTCCAGTCTTAACAGCAATACATGTTACAATTGCTAATACAACAAGAATCATAATTGGATCTGATAAATCCATTACTCCCATGACTCCAAGGAATAACTGCAATACTGCAATTGCAATAAGAATCATTGTGATTTTCTCACTTAATGCCTCCTTTGCGAAGTCATACCACTTGTCCAACTTTGGTTCAGGAAGCTTATTACTTCCATGAAGTTCTCTACTTTTGAGAACTTCTTTACTACTCAATCCATTCATCTGTTTTACTCTCCTTTTCTATAATTTTTATATATGAATGTTAATTGATTACATATCTATATTCTCTTTTTAATTTGGGAATTTTATTGAGCTGAATCGCTCAGAAATTTTTACAATGAAACGAAG